TTGGCTTCTGCCATAGGGCTTGTCAAAAGGATCTGTGAGCCATCTTCTGAGTCTGTGATGGTCAGGGTTGCTAGTTCTTTATCGAACGATACAACACCGCACAAACCAGTCTTGTAGAAGATTGAATTGATTGTTGGCAGAAAGTCACCTAGTTCAAAGTATGAATACCCTGCAAACTTGTTGTGACCTGATTTCTTGAGTGGAGCGTGTTGCAATAACATTCTCGCTTCCATCAACTTTTTGTGTACTGAACCCATATTAACTCCCATTAGTAAGAATATTGATCTAATTCGTCTTCAATGATTTGCTTTTGTTGTTCAGGATATAAATCCTTGAACTCAATAAAGTCTGCTTCTTGGCAACAGACTATTTTATTTCCCTTGATTGTCAAGCAATAAGGACAGTAGTGGATGTCAGAAAACTCTTCCACATAGATTTGAAATAGTGTTTTCATTAGTGTAGAGAGTCGTACGCCATTTCGTACAGAACATCACCTGATAGATCGGCAAGTTGAATCAACTCATCGTCTGTCAAGTCAGTCCCATCTTCATAGCATCCACCTGAAAAGTAGGCATCAGAAAAGTCTGGGTAATCACTACTATCTACCCCATCTACCTCTAGGTCTACGACCTTTTTTCCATTAAGCATTGGCATATTTACTCCTGTTAAACGTGGGTTACTGTTTGCCCACACCCATAATGTGCCACATAGATTCCTGAATTTCTACTAGGGTTTTCCCGTATTTACGCAACTTTTTTTCTATGCTAATCTAAAAAGACTTGTCCTATTAGTAAATAGTCCTTCTCCTACTTCCCTCCTCTTATGCACATAGAAATACTTGAAAAAAGATGCGCTGAAGCCTTGCTTGGGTACTCTCAAACAATGGCAGATGCTTATACAACCGAACCAGAGGACTTAACTGCGTCTGTAACAGCTTTGCTTGCCAGGACGCTAGAACTCCATCTAAACCGACCAATTAACTTAGAGAACCTATGACCAAAGAATCAATCATTACTGCTTTACAAAATGGCTCTCTTACTTCTTACGAAATGGAAGACTTGACACGCATCCCAAGGAATTCTATTGTTGCTGCTTGCAAGAAAATGATTCGTAAGAAAGAGTTGACCTCTGAAAAGATCAAGATGGGACGCTCTTGGGTATTGAAATACACCCTTGCTGAACACATGATTGAGGTTAAAGAACCTGAGAAGCCTAGATGCCTACTCAATCCTTTTGACATCAGAAACGCCAAAGGTATCTTTACTAAGGCTGAGTATGCGGTGATGAATGCACAAGCTAAACGATTGCTTGGTAGACCAAAACCTGCGAAAGAGATTACCAACAATCAATTTATTTGATACAATGTTTTGAAACACGGCTAAGTACGAAGTCATGAGCGTACTGAAAAGAGAAGTCTCCCCTCCTGCCGCAGTTTCTTTCAGGGAGAATTGGAACAAGAGACTGCTATGCACTACTATTCATTTCATGTGAGTGACTACATTCACGATACAGCGCATTTATCTTTATACGAAGATTTAGCGTTTAGGCGTTTACTTGACTTGTACTACACAAGTGAGAAGCCAATCCCAAACAAAACCCATGAGGTTTCCAGACGGATAAGAATGGCAAATCAAATCAATGCCGTTCAAACAGTTTTGGAAGAATTCTTTATGTTTGACATGGAGAATGATTGTTGGTTTCACAAAAGATGTGATGAAACTATTTTGGCTTATCAGGCAAAAGCAGAGCGTAATAGGGAGGTTGGTAAACTTGGTGGAAGACCTAAGTCAAACCCAAGTGCTATCCCACAAGAAACCCAAGTGGTTTCCAAAGATAACCCTAACCAAGAACCAATAACCACTAACCATAAACCAAAGAGAGAGATAGCAACTAGCGTTGCTTGTCCACCAGATGTTGATAAACAAATTTGGGATGATTGGAAACAACTCAGGAAAGCGAAGAAAGCTCCTGTAACTGAAACTGTGGTTTCAAGTGCTAGACAAGAAGCGTCTAAAGCAAATATGTCTTTTAGCGACTTTCTAACTGTTTGGTGTGCGAGAGGTTCTCAGGGTTTACAAGCTGAGTGGCTAAAGCCCGAGGAAAAGAATCTAAGCAAAACTGGTCAAATGAACCAAAGAGTTATCTCTGGTTTAACAAGAGGTTTAATCGGAGGTGGCAATGTCAAACTACTCGGAAACTGATTTCTGTACAGCAGATCAAGGGCTAGATTACATCTTTGCGAGAATGATGGCTATTTTTGGAACACCATTTAATCGGCACTTTGATGGGATAGACCCTGAGTTTGTTCGGCAAGAGTGGAAAACCCAACTAGGTCGATTCCTGACATACCGCCCAAGCATGGACTTTGCCATTGCCAAACTAGAGGGAGAGTTTATTCCGAGTGCCATTAAGTTTAGAAACTTGTGCAACCAAGGGCCACACATCCCCGTTAAAGAGGTTTTGCAGATCGAAAAGCAATCTACCCAAGCCGATAAACAAGCAGCTCTAGAAGCCAAAGAGAAGGCTAAGAAGTGGCTTGAACAACATAAGTGGAGGACAAATGAAAGTTCTTCCAATTAACAATTTTGAAGTTGAGCCTTGGTTGCTTGAAAAACACTATGCCAAGCGTATGCCACAGATAATGTTTGCGTTTGGGCTTTACAAAGATGACATTCTGGTTGGCGTAGTGACCTATGGGATTCCCGCCTCACCACCACTTTGCATGGGAATCTGTGGCAAAGAATATTCAGATAAAGTTTTAGAGCTAAACCGAGTCTGTTTGTTGGACAACTACAAAAACGAAGCATCATTCCTTGTTGCGAACTCAATCAAACTATTGCCAAAACCAATGATTGTGGTTTCGTTTGCCGACACAAGCAAAGGTCATGTGGGCTATGTTTATCAAGCCACCAACTTCCTTTACACGGGTTTATCAGCAAACAGAATTGATTGGACAATCAAAGGTCAAGAGCATAAACACGCTAAAACCATTGGTGATGGCCTTACATTGGCAGAGATCAAAGAGCTTCATGGAGATGACTTTTACTATGTCGAACGATCTAGGAAGCATCGTTACATCATCTTTCATGGGTCAAAGACTGACAAAAAAGTCATGCGGTCAAAACTGAAATACGAAGTTATGCCGTATCCCAAAGGCGACTCTCAGAGATATGACTCTGGAACAACTGTAAAAACCCAACAACTTTTATTTGTATGAACTACTTTGAAGCAATGAGACTGCTAGACAAGGTAAAAGAGGGTGTTCCTTACCCTCTACACCTGATAAACAAAGCCTTGGAGTTAACTGGTGACTTGGAGCAGACGTAACATACAAGGCCCAAGCGATAGAGTAATCCTTGAACAGTCTGAAGCAAGGGAACTCTACCGCAACTGGGAGTGGTCAAAGAATCGTGATCTCATCAGGGCGAGATTGGAACGAGCCGAGAGAATCTATGGTACGGGTGCGAGAGATCGAATACGTTTTTATATGCAACAAATGAGAGATGGGACACTTCTATGAGTTTTATGATAACTTTTAAAGTAGACGCTAACCCTGTTGGAAAACAGAGAGCAAGGTATGCAAAACGTGGCAATCACGTTATGGCTTACACCCCTGACAAAACAAGAAACTATGAGACTTTGATTAAAGCAGCCGCAATAGAAGCAATGGGCGCTTCCGAACCATTGGAGACCCCTATAAACCTGTATTTGTACATTCGTGCTCCGATTCCTAAGTCTTTGTCTAAAAAGCGCCTAGAAGCCTGTTTAAACGGCTTGGAGAAGCCAATTAAGAAGCCAGATGCTTCCAACGTGCTCAAAAGCGTAGAAGATGCCATGAACGGAGTTGTTTACAAGGATGATTCTCAGATCGTGAATATTCACGTTACAAAGGTTTATTGCAGTGTTTCAGGGATTGATGTTTGCGTAAAAGAGTGCTTGGATTAGGGTAAGTCCCTATTCAAAACATTCCAAAACAGGAATAACATTTAATTTTTAACAGGAGTTACATCATGGAATCAACTTGGGAATTTGACACAACTACAGGTGCAGGTAGCGAGATTGTTACTGTCGTTTATGAGTATGAAAACGATGGCGAAACCACCTATAACGAATCTATCAAAGAGATTTGGTTTGAAGGTCGGGATGTTATTGGCTTACTGTCTGATGAACAATTTAAAGAGTTGGACATTGAGGCGGCAATGCGTTTCCAGCATCACAAACTTAACTACAAGCAAGAATCAGACATTGAGCCATGAGAAAGCAGACTAAGCGCAAGGTATGGGCATTGATAGACCCTTTAAAACACGCTATGCAGGGTGCTTCGATCACCCAAAGGGATAAGCTAGATAAGCTCAGATTGCTTGAATACTCAGCACTAGAAGCAATGACCAAGGGACAAGGGACAATCCACGATTGGCGTACCCTTGTTGACGTTTTAAACCTATCGGAAACAATGGCTAGAAATGGAATCGGAAAAGATGAGGTCATGCCAGTTTGCGAGAAAGCACAGAAAGCCTTACATGATGCGGCAATCAGGTATCAAAAAACTTATCGCATGGGTTTAAGTGGAGAGGGTATTCAATCGGTTAGAGATCTCATTCAATACGCAGACCTACAGCAATCAAGCATTGCAAGATCTGAATTCGAGAAATACATACAGAAAACCAAAGATTATATTAAGTCTAATAACGATTTAGTATTAGAGATAACATAACAGGAGTTAATGATGTCAGCATATTATTTCAGAGTGATGATAGATGATAAACCAAATGGATATATTGGTTTTGTTTATGCAGAATCAAAACATGATTTATTCTATGTAATAGATGAATTTTGCGACCCATATTCAGTACAAATAAAAAAAGCGCATTATGGTGGATATTGCAGATTTCTTGATATTGAAAGCGATGAGTTTGATAACGAACTAAATGAGTTTAGCGAAGGTGAGCCATTATTAGAAGAAAAAGGATGGCGTGATCCAAAATGGGAAGATTTTCCATATTACTATTTAGGAAATAAATAATGAACGAACCTACTAAAGCCATTCAATACTTAATAGATACTGCACCATTATATGCAAGGGCTAAAGCTGATCGGATATATTTAGATGAATATCGAAAATCAAAACGTGCGCAACTCATGTCACAAGCTGGAACTGAGGTTTTAGGAAAACAAGAGACCTATGCCTATGCCCATGCCGATTATGTTGGCATCCTAGAAGGCATCAGGGAGGCGGTAGAGATCGAGGAGCGTTATAGATGGCTAATGACCGCAGCACAAGCAAGAATTGAAGTCTGGCGAACAGAGCAGTACTCTGCCCGAATGGAAGTTAAAGCTACCCAATGAACAATAAACTAAACGCAAGGCAAAGACTACACATAGGAAAAGTTAAACTATTGCCGTGCTCAGTGTGCGATCAGCCAGGCATTTCAGATGCACATCACATAGAACAAAAACTACAATATTGCGTTATCGCTTTGTGCAGGGATTGTCACAATAGTTGGCATGGCACTAAGGCTATATGGCGCATCAAAAAAATGGATGAGTTAGCAGCCCTTGACATAACCATTCGCAGATTGACTCAGGAAATGCCACTAGAAGGCGATACAAGCCCCTTTTAAGACGTTTTCAGGCACTAGGGAATAGCGTGGGAAGGGTAAAGCCCCTTAGAGCCTTAAACAAGGGCTTTTTATAGACGTAAAAAAACCCGCTTTTTAGGGCGGGTTCTGGGTTTAGCGTTTACCTGACAAAATTCTAATAATTAACGCAGCTATTGCATAGATCATTCAAGCCCCTTAATAGACGCAAACACCGCGAGAATAATAAGAATCTACATTTTTACCCTCTGGAATATCATCAGGGCGTATTAAATAGAGTGCAGCGCCCCTTGGATCGCCTTGGATATATGGCTTAATTTCAACCTGAGACATAGGGCAACCTTGAAAAGCCCATTCCCTAGTGTTTCTCATGCCAATAAAATGACCGAGGCGCTTTTTTGCCCCTTTTTCTCTGTCTGCAATGGGTGAGAGTTTGCCTGAGTATTCACTACGCCAAAAAGGTTTGCCAGCTTCATCCCGTTCAACACACCCGCCATCGATACCGCATTCAAGCTCATGCCATCGTTGCAGGGTCATGCTTATTTTGCGAAGTTTCTCAGCTTCAAACGCTGTAAAACCTAAGTTTATAAGAGTGTTTTCTTGCGCTGTAATGCGCTGTTTTTCACGTTTTGTCATTGCCATGTTGACACCTATAAATTGAAAACCTTGGGAAATTCCAAGGCCATTGACCCCTATAAAAAGGGTCAACAGTCTTAAAATTAAGCGGCTTTTTGCTGCACTTGCATAAAATCAGGGTTTAGCCCTTGATAAGTGCCTGGCTCATTTCGCATTGGCATAACCACCACCACCGCATCATTTTGATTGTTATGGATAGCCCCTGAACTGTCACCACGTTGCGACAATGGGAAAACCTTTCCCTTTTTAGCCCCGTAATACATGGCTAATGCTTCATTACCCTTAACGATCAATTCAGGGTCAAAATAACTGATTTTCAATTCTGAAAACGCATCCCTAGCGGGTACAACACGGGAAATATCGGGGTAACGTGCATCTATTGCCTGAAAACGTGCATTACCCAGCAAGTAATAGTCCTTTGCACCCCCTTCAATGGTTTCAAGATCGATAAATTCGGCCTTTTTATCAATGGCCTTGATCGTATCGGAGGGAATAATTATTTGAAACCCGTATGATGCTGGTGCATCTATAACGTCAATCGGGCATTGCCCAGCAAATAAAATGTGTCCATCCGTGCCATAAACCATTGCAATTTGAGGGTGATTGATTGATACGCAAACCCCCTGCAAGTAGTAACGCAAATCTTTTTTTGCTGCACAAATTAAAGCTGCACGTAAAACGCTGGTTTTTAATGTGATTTTCATGTGAAACGCCTATTCAAAAAAGTTAAGAAAACCCTAGTGAGACACTAGGCCATTAGCCCCTAATCTAAGGGCTAACAGTCTAATTACTGAATTGGGTCAGTTTGCGACACATGGAAAACAGTAGACCGTCTGCAAAGCATGAAAGAACTTTCAGAATCCTTGTCCTTTGCTGGAATCCATGTAACTACTTTAACCCCGTGCTCACCCTTGCGAACTTGTCTATTGAGTGCAAGCCAGGCATTGTAGGTAAACACGTTTTCCCTAGGGATAATGTCACTTGCTGGAATTCCCTTGTCAGCAAACCCTTGCAAAATTGCCTGATAATTTGCGAGAGAATCACCGTTTTTAGCCCTGTTTAATGATTCTAACGATTGTGTGATCTTGTCCATGATGTTTTACGCCTATTGAGTAAAGTTAAGATTATTTGACTAAAACGTCAAAATAAGAGAGTAGACCTATGCAAAGCATAAGACCGATTGCAATGGCCGTCAGATAGTCTAAAAAAGTGTTTTTCATATGTAAGCCTTTTAAATTAAACAAGTGGGAATTCACCAGCTGGGAATTCTAATTCTTCACGATAGATTTTTGCCTGGCTGATCGTTTTTGAGACAAGGTTAAAAGCCTGATCGAATGAAGCGCCCAAATCAATTAAAGCTTCAAGTACAGATTCTTCATCTGTAGCCCCGTAGCCTATGCCAATTTGTGCATCATCTGAATCCCTTAAAGTAGCTGATCTACCGAATGAGCCAAATCCCGTACAGGGTATAAATTCTATTGATTTAACTTGTTTCATTTTTGACACCTTTTAAATTTACTTGTTGACGAATTTCCCGAAGGAATACAGATATTAAACCTTGTCAACCCCCAAAAACATAGGTGTTTACCCTTAATTTGCAATCTTTAAACCCTAATAGTAGAAACCCTTAGACCATTGCTTTACAATTATTTTAAATTATTTAAGGGGAATTTATGGGTAGGCCGTCAAACCCTGCTACACGATACTTTCAAAGAACACTGACAAACCCTCAGAGAATGATTCTATTGGCTGCTGGAAAGGGTAATTTATGCCGCGGGTTCGAGAACGTTCTTGATCTCTACAGCCATGCCCACAATGAGGGGTTTAGACCTGGTGATGACCTGAGTATTTTAAATATAGGTCGCGGAACAACTAACAGCCCTAATCCAAGGGAATCAGTAGATAAGGTAAGAGAATACATAAGGGAATAAGACAATGCTAAACCGATTCAAGTTACCCAATAAAGAACCCGCCACTACTCTCATTGCATGAAACGTAAATGAGAATCATTCGCATCTAGACCACTGTATAGGCGCACAGTACTGTAAGGATAACCATGAGGGTAAACCCTAGTAGGGTAAACGAGTAGGTAGAAACGATAGGGGGGGGAGGGGGAGAGTGGTGTTGGTAGAAATTTGTGGTACATCCCCCATTCTGAAAAAGCTAAATTCAACTCCAAAGGATTAAAGTGGAACAATTGAAAAGAGGAAGAGGAAGACCAAAGGGAAGTGTGAAGATGACCATACAGAGGTTTGCAGACAATCCTCCCCTTGTACTGCCTAAGACAGACCATCAGAGGCTCAAGGAGCTTAAAGAGCTAATGATTAGGAGTGGTGGTAAGGATGTGGCTCAGAAGGTTATTGAGATAGCCCTTAATGATGACCATCCCCATCAATTGGTTGCTTTGAAGATGTGTTTGGATAGGACTCTTCCTGTTTCTTTGTTTGAAAAAGATAAGTCTCAGAGATCAGCAGTGACCATTAACATAACAGGGATTGGTGCTGAACCAGTTATTGTTGAGAATACTGAACAACCCCAAGATGTAGAGGCAAAGTATGGCTGATCTCAATTTCTCTCTCTTACCTTGGCAACAGACTGTTTTTGCTGATAAAACAAGGTTCAAGGTTGTTGCGGCTGGTAGGCGTTGCGGTAAGAGTAGGATGGCTGCTGTAACCCTGTTAATCGAGGGTTTGAAGTGCCCTCCTGGTTCGGCAGTACTCTATGTTTCGCCAACAATGGGGCAGTCGAGGCAAATTGTTTGGGATCTCCTGTTAGACCTTGGCAGAGAGGTTATACAGAGCAGTCATGTGAACAACCTAGACATTACTCTGATAAACGGGGCTAGGATCTATGTTCGTGGTGCTGACAGACCTGATACGCTTCGTGGAGTCTCCTTGACCTATGCTGTACTAGATGAGGTTGCGGATATTAAGCCTGAAGCGTGGGAGCAAGTTATTCGAGCATCTTTATCTGATAAACGTGGGAGAGCACTCTTTATTGGGACTCCAAAGGGCAGAAATT